GGTCACTCGTTGATCATCGTCAGGCGCTAGACCGTGTTCACCGTATTGGATCTGAGATTCATGACTCAATTATAGTTACAGACTACGTTACAGAGGGAACTATCGAGGAACGTGTTATTCAGGTACTTGAGACAAAGGCTGATAACTTTGAACAGATAGTTCGCGACAAGGATAAGTTACTTACACTACTAAAGGATGATAAGGCAGGAGACCTATGACCGAGCCACTACATATCTCAAACTCTGAGGTACAGACGTATAAGGACTGCCGTAGAAAGTGGTGGTTAAGTTACTACCGTAGACTACAGCCAAAGTCTAAGCAGATGACAGGTGCACTTGCACTTGGTTCGCGTATTCACGAGGCATTGGACATGTACTACTCAAAGAACATTCCACTGCTTGACGCGCATTCTCAACTTGTTGATAACGACAAGAAGATACTGGTTGATGCCTATCGTGACACGTACGATCTTGAGTCAGAGGCAGAGCTTGGACGCATAATGCTTGAAGGTTATTTACAGTGGGTTGAGGAAAATGGAATTGACGCAGAGTTAGAGATGATCTCTACCGAGGAAATTATCTCAATGCCTTTACTTGATAACTCTGTTGTACTTCAAGGAAAGATCGACATGCGTGTTCGTCGTAAGGCTGACGGTGTGCGTATGTTCCGTGACTTTAAGACAGTCGGCGGTTCATTTACCGACTTCTCAAGTATGGCACACATGAACGAGCAGATTCTTACGTACATGATGTTAGAAACTGCGCAGAACAAGGAGGGTGAGCGCTCTGAAGGTGGCATCTTTACAATGTTAAAGAAGGTTAAGCGTTCTGCAAATGCACGACCACCGTTCTACGAGCAACTTGAGGTACGACATAACGTATTTGCACTTAGATCATTTTGGCAAAGAATTCATGGAACACTTAGTGACATGTTAAACACACGAAAGGCACTTGATGAAGGAGGAGATCATCGTTTTGTTGCTTATCCTCGTCCTTCACGTGATTGCAAGTGGAAGTGCCAGTTCTCCACCATCTGTCCGATGTTTGACGATGGAAGTGCGGCTGAGGCTGCGATTGAAGACGCATTTGAGGTTTCTAATCCGTACGCATACTACGGAGTAGAAGAAAAGAAAGGCAGTGCAGACTAATGCTACGCCAACTTACTAAAGAGATGAAAGGAAACAGTGATGTCTGACGTACAACGTTCGTTGACTATCATGGTTTACGGTGAATCAAAGGTTGGTAAATCAACCTTTGCCGTTACCGCGCCGTATCCACGTCTCATGCTTGACGTTGAGGGTGGGCACAGATTCCTACCTATCACCGTAAAGTACTGGGATCCAATTAGAGAAGAACCGCCGGTTGCCGATGGCACCTGGGACACAGTTGTAGTTAACGTTCGTGACTATGACGTAGTTCTTAAAACATTCCAGTGGTTACAAACTGGAAAACATCAGTTTAAGTCACTTATCATTGACTCAATATCTGAACTTCAGGTAAAATGCATGGACTCGATCGCAGGAACTGAACAAATGAAGATGCAACAATGGGGTGAGTTACTTCGTCACATGGGAGCTCTTCTGAGAGATCTAAGAGATCTTACAATGCACCCAACTCAACCGCTTGAGGCGGTTGTACTAACAGCAATGGCACGTCCTGGAGCAGATGGTCGTTCACGTCCATACCTGCAGGGACAGCTTGCAATTCAAGCGCCATACTTCTATGACATTCTCGGCGCGGTCACCGTCGAGACAATGCCAAACCCAGATCCACTACAACCTCCATACAAGGTTCGTCGTATGTACGTAGAACGTACGAACGAATACGAGGCAGGAGAACGCGTTCAAGGACGACTTGGAAAGGTCGTAGAACAAGAAAACCTTGGAATTGAACGCATGTTGGATATGGTGTTTGGTCCAAAAACAGATGCAACAACTACAGCGAAAGGAAAATAGCCAACAATGAGTTCACTTAATTGGGGCGATTTAGTAAAAGACGCCGGTGAAGTATCGGCAGGATATGATCCACTACCGGATGGCGACTACGACCTAGTTGTAGTTGAAGCCACAGCAAAGGTATCACAGTCTGGAAAGACAATGTTTGCCGTAAAGGCACAGGTACAAAACGGCGCACATGCAAAACGTTTAGTCTGGGATAACCTTGTCGTAACTCCAGATAACAGCGCGGCTCTCGGAATGTTCTTCCGTAAGATGCATGCACTTGGACTTGGTCGTGAGTTTTTCTCAACCAATCCTTCAAACGCTCAGATCGAGCAAGCAATTCGTGGTCGTGCGTTTCGTGCGCAGGTCTCATCTCGTACCTGGCAAGGCCAGAAGAAAAATGAGATCAAGCAATACTACCCAGGTGTAACAGCAGCAGCGTCTGCTCCAGCACCTGCGGCTGCACCAGCTCCTGCACCAGCACCTACTCCTGCAGCAGCGGCTGCACCAGCACCGGTAGCCGCACCACCTGCATCACCGTTCTAATCTAAGTAAGTCTGGTTTGTCATCTATTCTGATACAGTCTAGGTGACATTCCAAATCTACTTAGATGAAAGGTAGTGGATTATGAAAGTACTGATGAGTGGTTTTACCGCGTTGCAGATCAACACGGAAAAACGTACGATTCAAAAGATTGACGTGCCTGCATCTGTTGCTCAAGCGTTGCGTGAGTCAGGTCATGACGTTGACTGGCGTAAGATTACACCCGGCGAGGATCTGTCCTCATATGACGTTCTATGGATCAATCTTGCACCTCTAAATTCACTTAACGGACGCCAAGGTGCGATGGGTGCGTTATACGCACTTTCATCGGGTATTCCATGCGTAGGTTTCTTTGATGACTGGCAATTTAATACTGTATTTAATGGGGCACGTGCGTTAATTCGTAAACCCGAGATGTTATACAAGCATCTTTTAGTTGGAACTGAACATCGCGGTGAGGAAGGCGCAACCTACTTTAGTCGCGCGGATATTGAGGCTGCGCTTGAAAGAATTAGACAGGCAAACCCAGACGCGGCAAAGAAGTGCTACATCGAAAGATATTACATGATGGATAACGATGAAAACATTAAACCTTGGGAGAAGCGTCTTGTTCAAGCTTCAACAGATCTTATAGATACACGTTGGGCTGCAGGTATGGTTCCAGTTTGTCCGATGTACTCATTTGGTAACCGTGCAATAGTTCGTAAGCGTATGCCGATTGACGTAGGTCCGATTGAGGCACTTGACCCAACGGCAACCGTGATTCCAACAATGCAAGGTGTAACTGAACTTGCGGCGACGGAAAAGAAACGCGCGTGGGTTCTTGGAGCTCTAATGCCACATGACGGTTGGCTAGAAAGAAAGACACCTACCTGGCCGGTTGAGATCGTGGGAAGTCGTAAGCTAATTAAGAAACTAGGTGGACAGAGGTTTGACACCGAGAAGGACGTGCTTGAGTTTTACAACAGACACTGGGGAATTCTTTCTCCACCGTATCCGCACGCTGGATCCGGCTGGTGGCGTAGTCGCTTTTTATACGCGGCCCACGTTGGATCTATTCTTGTTACCGACAAGGGTGAGGGTGATCCGCTAGGCGATCCTTATAAGTTAAAGATCGCGGACGTTGAAAAGATGTCCACTGATGATCTGGCTGCGGCTGCACTTGCGCAACGAAACGCACTTGCACCTTATATTCCACACTATGACAAGTTCGTCGAGCACTGCAATAGAATTATTGAACGTGCGGTTGCCGAGGACAAGGGCGTTAAGCTAAACGCTGATGGGACACGTGCATGAGTAAGATTCTTTTAACGGGAATGTCCGCACCGCACGCGTCTACCGACGCAAGTAGAAGATCACTTTCGTTTGCAAGTTTATTATCGCATGTTCTTTCAACTCAGGGGCACGAGGTTGTTCAAACAGATCCGGAGATATCCTGGGAAGAGTCTGATCTAAACGAGTATGATCATGTTCTTGTTGGATTAAGTCCTCTAACAAGCTTAAGCGCAAACCGCGTATACGGCGCGCTAAATATCATTGACGTTCTACGTGACTCAGACAAACTTGCACTGTACATCGACGCACCTGAACCTGTAAGAATTACCGCAAGTCTTCGTGCGATGACAAAGAACCCACAGAACATGACAAAACCGTTCTATTCATACCGCAAAGGTTACATGCACGCCAACACACCTAGTGTTCTTGACAACCTTATGGGCGTGGTTGATTATCTATTAAATGATACATGGCCAACAACCTTGTACCCATCTCTTCCATGGTCCGGAACTGGAAAGGTTATATCTCAACTTCCAACCAATGCGGCTGCATCAATAAAAGGTATAAACTTAGATTCATACATACTTACGATGCAGGACCCTATTGAGATTGAACGTCGTGAAAAGTGGGTAGTTGAAAACTTCTCAACTAACTGGACTAAATCTACACTTGCGACGTTATCAAGTCCTACCGTGCCGATGAAGTGGCACAAGGGTTGGACAGATGAACAGGTTTCCGCACAGATCGCAAGTGGCATAGGCGCACTTATTAGTCCGTATCAAACCGGAGGAACCTGGTGGACGTACAGACTAGTTCAATCTATAAATGCGCTTACACCGGTTGCAACTGACTGGCGTGAAAGTGGTGCCCTAGGAGAACCTTGGCTTCACATCGCGTCAAGTATTGAGGAAATGTCAGCGGATGAAAGAAACAAACTGGCAAAGGAACAAAGAGAAACGTACGTACAGTCAATTCCAAACAAGCGGGATGCGGCAGTTATGCTATCAGACTCACTTGAGATATTTAGTAGAAAGGCATAGCAATGGGAATATTGTTTGAAGGTTGGTTAAGAAAAACGCGTGATCTTCAAAAAAATGTCTATTTCATCGAATTTGATGAAATGGCAGGTGATGATCCGCGCAGAATTCGTAAGTTAGTTGAATACATGCGGTGGAACATGCTTGCCATCGACGATGAACTTGCAGAGATGCGCCAGGCAATCTCATGGAAACCTTGGCAGCACGACGAGCCTTACGCTGATCGCGAGGAGATCATCAAGGAGGCGGTTGACGTTCTTCACTTTGTTGCAAACATAATCGTTGCGGCGGGTGGAACAGACGAGGTACTTGATCGTCTATATCTTGAAAAGATGGAAAAGAACAAGAAAAGACAACTAGAAGGATACCTAGTAAAAAGCAAGGGTGTCAAGTGCTCATTGTGTTACCGAGCAATTGATGATGTTGGAGTTGGAAAGCAACCTGACATGTGTAGTAAGTGTCTACCTAAGGACGAGGAGGAATAAAATGCCAGAGGTAAACTTTGACTGGGTTAAAGGTCAAATGCAGGAGGCAAAGGTTAAGGTTGGTGTTGGAACCGCCATACTTAAGCTACTTGAAACCTGGAACGAGATGAAGTTATCTAGTAACCAGGTAAAGGAAACCGTCGAGTTGTTTACAAAGCTTGCGGTGAACCACTCGATACTTCCAGATAAACCAGATGAGGTGTGGACTGATGCTCAACCGGGCGCCATACTTGTCGGTGATGAGGTACGTGTAAAGAGTGATGCGTATGACGGAGATACTGGAGTTATGCACAACGGAAGACGCGGAAAGGTAGTCGCGGTACGCTACGGCGACATAATCTTTAAGTCTAACGACAACAAGGAGCCAGTTCTTGACGGCACGCACTACACACCGTACCAACTACAGAAGAGAGTTCGTTAATGAGACTTTCTATCGACTACATCGTCTCAGGTAAGAATCTTGCCGAGGTTAAGGACAAGGCCACGGCAGAGTGGAGACGCATAATGGGAAATGAAAATGAGGATCTACCTGCTCTTGCTGAGATGAAGTTAAGAGGAAACGAAGATGGTGGAGATCTCATTGGATATGTAACTGTAAATACTAAGCTGGAGGACTAGGTAACATGGCAGATAATACTGAAAATACACTTCCACGCGTTGAGGCTCTTAGGCAGGCTGCCGCGTTAATTTCTGGGTCAAGAGACACAGACTACGGAGGACCGTATGATAACTTTGGGCGCATAGCCGAGTTTTGGTCCACCGCGTTTGGAAGAAAGTTTACACGTAGAGATGTGGCAACCGCGTTGATACTTGTAAAATTATCTAGAGACGTAGGAGAAGGATCACCTTATAAGCCAGATACCTGGGTAGACATCGCCGGATACGCCGGTTGTGGTTACGAGGTTGGGTTAAAAGAAAACACCGCTGAATAGGTAGGACATCTGCGGTGAAGGCGGTATACAGTCCTTCCGTGGCTAACTAGGAGAGGTGTATACTTGTCTGATCTTAACTTTATTGACTGTAACGGCCTTGCCGGCTTCATGAGCCTAGGCTTCGTGCAGTCAGGCATGGAGATGAAGCTACGCACTGGAACATTAAACTTTGGAAATCCAGTTGCCGAGGCTAACCGTCACCACCTTGGAGATAACTGGACGCATCACTTCTCAGATGATCCAGGCGAGTGGCCGGTTAAGAAAACTGACGTTGTCGTAGGTTGTCCTCCGTGCTCGGGATGGTCGGTGTGGTCAGGTGAGGCTAACCGTGGCCCTGACGCAAAGGCACACGAACACACGCGGGCGTTTATGCGCTACGCAGGTAGAGTTGCTCCAAAGGCAGTTGTGTTTGAGTGTGTTCAACAGGCTTACACACAAGGTAGAGACGTAATGAACAACTATCGACGTATGGTTGAGGACATCTCAGGTAAAAAGTATGATCTTTATCACGTAAAACATAACAACCTGCAGGTTGGCGGATTTTCGTATCGCCCAAGATACTTCTGGGTAGCTGTAAGAAGTGGAATTAAGTTTAACGCGCCACACATGGAGCCAAAGGAACTTCCAAGAATTATGGACATCATCGGAGATCTTGCAAAGATGCCACAGTCATGGAACGAACAAAAATATGTTGCTCCCGCGAGTAAGTGGGTTAAACATCTAAGATCAAAGAGTGGAACTGTAAATGGTCACATGGGAAAGACCA